GAACGGTATCATAGACTTCATGAAGATCATTCAAGGTATGGATGAATTTGAAATGGTAGAATTTGGTATAAAAGACATAGTTCGTTCTGGACTGGTGAAGTCTTATCTTATTAATAAATTGAATCTTGGACTTTAAACATTTAAATATACATACGTTTCCAAACTTAAAAGCAAAGACAACAGAAAAGGGTAGGAGGTACCAGGTTGAAGGTGCTTCCTACCCTTCTGTTACAACTGTAATTGGTGAAAAGAAGAAGAAATCTATAATGGAATGGCGACGTAGAGTCGGTGAGGAAGAAGCAAATGCTATATCCAAGAGAGCTACCACACGTGGCAATAAGTGTCACAAGTTGGCAGAAGATTATTTAAGTAACAAACCCCTAGACAGATACAGGGATGACGTGCTATCATTAGGTATGTTCCACCAAATACGACCTTATATTGACAAGATAAATAATATACACGCACTAGAAGAATCTCTATATTCTCACACTCTGAAACTCGCAGGTCGAGTTGACTGTATTGCTGAATATGATAACGAACTAGCGATTATAGATTTTAAAACGTCAACAAAGTATAAGCGAGAGGCATGGGTTCAAGACTATTTCTCTCAAGAGACAGCATATGCTATAATGTTTCAAGAACTTACAGGTTATAAGGTAAAACAACTTGTAACTATCATCGCAGTGGAAACTGGAACTCCACAAGTCTTTGTTAAGAAGGACATTCTAACTTACGTACCTATCCTAAAAGATTACATAGACTATTACAAGGAGATCCATGGCGACTGGTAAAAAACTAAATGATGCCCTAGAGGAAAATTTTATGACAGCGAGCAAGTTTTCGCTTGAGATTGAGAACATCGTCAAAGATGGATCACTCAACTATATTGAAGCAATCGTCATGTATTGTGAGGAGAAAGCTATTGAGATCGAGGGAGTCAATAAACTCATCAACAAACCATTGAAAGAGAAACTAAAGTATGAAGCACAGAAGTTAAACTTCATCAAGAAAGGGAGTCGTGGTTTCCTAGCACTGTGAAGGGAATAGATGCTTATCGCATGTACCTTGCCATGCGTAATCATTTTAAGACTAAGACTTACGACTTCAGAAGGAGTCCGTTTGGCAAGGCTAAGGAAGAGACTTACGACAAGAGAAAGGACAAATATTTTTTTATAAAACTATCACGCAAGTATGATGAAGATGAACTTGCTAAATTTTACCTCGCTAATTTCGTAGAAGAAAACAGCGAATGGATTGGTGCAATGACCGCCAAAGGAGAGAAGAACTATAACGACTATATAAGAAAACTACAGTCATTATCATATATTTTTAAGACTGATGCTCAAACAATGAAGGACTCATGCGAGTCCTTTAATGATCTGTTTACTGGCAAGCCACACCCGACCTTGATTAAATTGTGGATGGGTGGTAAAATAACATTGGAGTCAGTTGTTATAATGGAAAAGATGTTTGAATTTTGTGATAACGTCACTGCTACCGATCCAGTATGGAAAGATGCTAAGGCAAAGATCATGAAGTATGAGCCACTTTTAAAAGTATCTACTGACAAACACCGTAAAACGCTAAAGGAGTTGTACCTATGAAGTTCTTCGAGTCTGACGTGGTTCAGGACGAATTGAAAAGAATGCAAGATCTATACGTTGACATCAACCGTATGGGTATTATACTGACGATAGATCAGAAGATACAGCAACTGGTAAAGTTGTTAGAATTGATAGACCTTCAACAGACAATGTTTATGCGTGTTACACTATCAGAGAGACCCGAAGCAAAACGGATTCTCGCACAGGTACGTGAAGCAGCAACATTATTGGGAATGAAACCTGAGCATGTTAACGCAGCGTTCTACACTCAACTTAGAGAACAAGTAGAGAAAATGGTTAAAGAACTGGAGGACACCAAGTGATCACACTAATTATTGTCGTTGTACTCATAGTAGGTACAGCATTTTTGATTCGATATTATGACCCTCACAACTAGAGTATACAAAGGAATGAGTGCTAACAAAGAACCTAAGTTAACTCAGGAAGAGTGGGAATGTGTAAGAGTATGTGTAGCGAACGCACCTATACCTTATGATATAACTAAGAAGAAAATACCTGGTGACATCCTAGAAAAGATAGGACAACCCAAAAGAGAAGTACACGAAGGTGAACTTAAAATTGAATGTGATTTGAGCGTATACAAATGAATCTTTGGAAGAATTGGAAAGAGGCTGTATGGGAAACATTCCCTGACCTCGAATATCAAAATACATGGGCAGAGTGGGAAGGCAAAGGCACTAACCTCACTGCTAAGATATACAAGAACAAACACTTCATCAAGTCTAGAGAAGTAGACATATGGAGTGACAAGACACACGTATATAATACGATCATATATCCTAACACTGGAGCAAATTTACCTTGCTTTGGTATGGATCTCATGGGGTTCACACAGAAGAGAGTCATTATAGTTTTTGACTTCCAACACCCTACAGAGAAGTATCTTTTTGGTGTAGATGACCTACCCAAGTGTACTGAAGACTACCGTTTCTTTGAACGTGGTAATCACTTCTCAGAGAACATATATGTCAGGTATTGCCCGATGGATGAGGTTGATCAGCACCTCGACACATTCAAGAAATACTTGACAAAATACAAAGAGATGATAGAATTAAATCAACCGAAAGGGACAGACACTAACATCTATAAGGACTTCGATACTTATATGACTAGATTGGATCCAGTGGGTCCTTACTTAGCACAAAAGTTTGGCAAGGAAAAGTCTGAAAGCCTTGTCAACGACTTTCTTTTCTGCTATAAATAGAACGTACGACTATACAGTACAATACACTCAATATGGAGAATACACATGTCTTTTGCTTCACTTAAGAAGTCCAATTATACTGACTTGCTTTCTAAAGCAGAGTCACTTAACAAGACTGAAGTCAGAGGTGCCGATGAGCGTCTTTGGAAACCAGAAGTAGACAAAGCGGGCAATGGTTACGCAGTAATCAGGTTCCTACCCGCACCCGATGGAGAAGACCTTCCTTGGGCACAAGTTTGGAGTCATGCCTTCCAAGGTCCTGGTGGATGGTACATCGAGAACTCTCTCACAACTTTAGGCAAAAAAGATCCTGTTTCTGACCTAAACAGAACACTATGGAATAGTGGACAAGACTCTGACAAAGAGATTGCTCGTAAGCAAAAGCGTAAGCTTTCTTACTATAGTAATATCTACGTTGTTCAAGATCCTGCTAATCCATCAAACGAAGGAAGAGTATTCCTTTACAAGTTTGGAAAGAAAATCTTTGACAAACTTACAGAAGCAATGCAACCAGCATTTGCTGACGAGACACCTATCAACCCATTCGATTTCTGGAAGGGTGCTGACTTCAAGGTGAAGATCAGAAAGGTAGAAGGTTACTGGAACTATGACAAGTCTGAGTTTGCTGAACCAAGCACACTTAAGAACTTTAATGATACAGAGTTAGAAACACTCTGGAAGCAACAGTACAGTCTTGCGGATTTTACAACTGCTGATAAGTTTAAAACCTTTGAAGAGTTACAGACTAGATTGAACACTGTTCTTAATCCAAACACACCTCCTCGTCAAACTGAGATAGAGGATTTAGAAGACCAAAGTGAAGGTCTTTATAAAGATGTAGCAGCACAGAGTGCTCCTGCGTTTAAGTCGGCACCTGCTCCTGCTACAGAAGAAGATGATGCCTTATCCTACTTTGCTAAACTTGCTAACGAATAACTATGAAGATCTTCATTGATTCCGCTGACGTATGGGCGATTAAAGACGCATACGAAACAGGTCTTATTGATGGTGTAACAACCAACCCTACCCTTATTATGAAGAGTGGCAGACACCCAGAACAGGTGTATCAAAAACTCAAAGACATAGGAATCAGTGATATCTCTATGGAAGTCGTAGGCAATGCTGAAGCTATGATCTCTGAAGGTCGTAGACTGAAAGCAAAGTTTGGTGACTGTGCTACAATCAAGGTTCCGTGTACACCAGACGGACTCCTTGCTTGTCGTGCTTTATCAAAAGAATTAATTAGAGTAAACGTAACATTAATATTCAGTACAGCACAGGCAATCCTCGCTGCTAAAGCGGGAGCAGCTTATGTGTCTCCTTTTGTTGGTAGACTTGAAGATAACTCTCACTCAGGTGTTGAAGTTACTAGATCTATTGTCGATGTGTACAAGAGACATGGTGTTCATACTGAAGTCCTAGCAGCATCTATTCGTGACGTTGCTAAGGTTACACTAGCATTCTGGAACGGTGCTCACATCTGTACCATTCCTCCTACGGTATTCGAGAAGATGTACAACCATGTGTTAACAGACGCAGGATTAAAAATCTTCGATGAAGACCACAAAGCCACCTTCCCTACTGAAAGAGTCGGTGGCGATATGGATTCTCTAGGTGATATATCTTATCCTCCGATCACTGGAACGGATGATGGGTTTACTTATACTATTAATACGGACGATCCACTTTTGGATATTGACTTCGGTGACTATAATGAAGATGATCCTAGGATAGGATTTATTCCTTAATCTATTTTAATTTCAGTTCTAGACTGACCTAAAACTAAAGACCCACCCGCATGTAAAGACGCAGTGTATAAATCCACGAACTCTTTAATGTAGGTGGGTTTTATTAATTGTATTTTTTCTTTCTCATTATTCAATCTCTCTTCATATTGATAGTATGTCACTGCTGATACTGGGTTCACAGTAACACCCGCTGACGCAGTGCCATCATAGTATGTGATCTGAAAATTACTTGGAACTCTCTTACCTGCTTCAACAATCTTACGTTGTAGAGCATCAACTACCTCAGTTGTTTCATACATCATAACAGCATCAGGATTATCATACTTATCATATACATACTCTCTCAATGATGTAGAAGTACGTGGCCACTGTTCATGGTAGTTAGTTATATCATTCGCAATCATGATAGTCCAACCATAATCTACTCTCTCATAGTAATTAAATGAGATAGACTCTGGTGTGTCTCCTGCCTTAATGAATATGGTATCAAATAACACAACAGATGAAAGATAGTCATCTCTTATGTCATTTCTTCTCCATAAATTTTTCGCAGTATAAACCTTCGGATCTAAAATTTGATCCGTGTAGTTGTATATTACGTTGGGTGATCTCTCGAATAAACTCATTAGAATGTACCTGTTTCTAGATCTGATTGAGTAAGTACAGTTGTCTCTGTAAATGATAGGTTAACTGTCTGTAGTGGTAACTTACCATCTTTGGTAGTTACAAAATTATTACTAGGAGTAGAGTTAACTGATAGTGAAGTCAAAGCACATAGCTTAGATCTTGGCATCATTGGATGAGGTATACCACTCTGTATTAACTTACCATCCTCGTCTACAGCACCGAACCATGGTTCTAACATAAAGATGTCTGGGAAACCTAGAACACCACCTGTACCTTTGGCAGTTGTTGTTGGATGCATCCCTGTCTTAAATCCATTGATAATTCTGTCTATATCATCAGCCTCGTTCTCATCACGAGCAAAGAACTCAAAAGATAGAGTAAATGATCTGGGATTCATTCTACTGAACATAGTAATAGCATTTTCATTAGGTGCTAATCCTGCTAGTCCTAAAATATTATTTGTTGATAAACTATCAGTTGAACCTAAAGGGTTAGTCGCTCCTTTAAAAGCAGCACCTAGAACTGAAGACGCATTCAGTCCCGAACCACCACCTAGAGCACCTAAGAATTCTCCACTCGTTGCTCCAACTAATTGACCTGCTACATTTAGAGCTGCTGAACCAGCACCAGTCAATGCCATCTGACCTAGAGCAGCAGGAGAATCTAACAGTCTAGCCATGGTTCCTAGTCTAAACTTATTACTCCAGTCTGCACCATACTCATATTGAAATTCATTAGGCATTGGTAGGAAGTACACACTGGATACAGCGTCCTTAGATTCCACTGCCTTATTTTTTATAGCTGCTAACTCCTCTGCTGATTTTATTTCAGTTCCGTCTCCTAACTTCCTAGGGAACTCAATATTACTATAGTCTCCAGCTTTAACTTTCTTCGCTTTATCACTCGCTTTTTTAGCACCACTTCTACCTTGACCTGATCCTGATCTTAGTTGATCCTTAGCTAATGCTTCGATATTCTTTTCAAATGCTTCCTTATCACCAGCACCTGTTGAAAAGTTTCCATAGGTAAACTTTACAGTACCAGCAACCATATTCTTAGCTCCTGTTACGAGAGCATTGCCACCAATAGCCGCTTCAGGACCTTGCATCCCGTTTTCTCTTGCTCTCTTGAGACCTTCATGGTACTCAAAGCGAGTGATCTTCATGTATGAAGCAAGAGGTATTGTTTGTAATCCTCTAGGATATGCTTTCTGCTCTCCTCTTAGGACTCTATTGCCAGCCATTATCTGTTTGTATGAAAATGTTCTAAAGGTAGTTGACTCATTGCCTGCATATCTTCCTCTGGTATCTCGAAAAATAAGTTGTCGGCATTCTTAGGTATGTAGTAGCGAAGTGTCTCCATAGGAGCTTCCTCTCTATTTAGTGACCCAAGACGAGCTTTTACTCTTAGGAAGTGAATGTTCATGCCTAACAGTCTATCCTTCTTGATTTCCATGAGTTTTATTAACGGGTACTCGTCCCATTTCTTTAAACTATCTCTGTATTTTGGGTCATACTCAAAGAAATACCACTTACCTACCTCTGGTTTGTCTGTAGCATTGTCGTAGAGTGCGTTAAATATTTTCTCTCTGAGCTGTGTTTTACTTACCTTACTTCCTCTTAGACTTTGGAGAAGGGTAGTTAATTCTGAGCTCTCGTTCTGTGATGATTCTGAATTCCCATCGTCTGTCTCGGCAGAATTCCTGAGCTGCCCTCCACTTTGCATCGTTTTTAGCATACGTCATGACCTCCGCTACGTATCGTCGAGTTTGTTTCTTCTGAGGTTTAGGTGCTTCAGTTTGTTTCTTGGGCTTAACCTCTACCAAATATTCTTTTGTTCCGTCTGATTCCTTGATCTTAACCCAGAAGTCTGGGAAGTATCGGTGCATCCTGTTGTCAGTAGGGCACTTGTATGGTATTACTATCTCCTCTGATGACCAACTAAGAACTTTCTTATCTGAATCGCACCAAGTCATGAACTTGTGCTCCCATCCAGAACGATATACTACATTGGTAGGATCGCCCTTATACTTCTTATAGTTCTTAGGTTTGAATTTACCTTGTTTTAGAGACATAAATAAAAATACCACACCATACAGTGTATTTATGGCACTCAAAAGCGTTACAACATTTTTAGCAGATCTACAGAAGAAGGGAGGACCTAGTTCTACCAACCAGTTTGATCTGGAGTTTGCTTGTGGAGCCAAGTTAAATGCTTTTCTTCAAGAGAACTATGGTATCATTGGTACAGAATATAATAACCTCATGGTTGATCTAGTCAATGAGGCACAGATACCTGGTGTATCACTAACAAGTCAGGATGTAAAGCAAGTACATAAGGGCATCAATATGAAACCTGCTATGGCAAAGGTATATAATGAGATGGATTTCTCTTGTATACTTGATGTCAAGTCAGAAGCATTTAAGTTCTTCACAGCATGGCAACACTTCATACAAGGTGCTGATGTTGGTGATCCTGGTGTTCTTTCAGGTAAGTCTGAAGCAAGAGCATTAGCACAACACTACTATAATGACTATACATGTGATACAATAATAAAGAAGTACGAAAAATTTTCACCCGACAAAAACGCTAACTCAGATACACAGTTCCATGTGTTCACTGTACAGTTGCGTAAATCATATCCTTATATGATGTCATCTATACCCTATAGTTCAGCAGGATCTGGAGTTGTTAAGTTAAGCATAGGTATGTACTATGAATATGCTGAGTACACACCATTCAAGTTTAATCAAAGAGCACTCTTTAAAGGCTGATATATAATATATACGGACTAATTTATTATGCCATTACCTGATATTGTTACTCCAACCTATGAGTTGGTTGTACCTTCAACTAAAAAGAAATTAAAATATCGCCCCTTCCTTGTTAAAGAACAGAAGATTCTGATCCTAGCACTAGAAGAGAACGA